CAGTGGCGGCATCACCGCCAGACCGTGGGGCATCGCACGCCCCGTCGGTTTCGTCTTACTTATCGCCGTACTGCAGGCGCGCGTAGTTCTTCAGGTAGTGATGCACTGTCATCGCCCAGCGCTTGGCGCCTTCGTCGTCGCCTGCCTCGCTGCAGCGCAGCGCCTTGGTGCCTGCCTCGAGTGCCATGTTCCAGCAGAACATCGAGGCGAGGTAGCGTTGCTCATTGCGGTCGGCGGAGCGTTGTGTGGTGTCGGTCATGGTCGGTTCCTTTCTGTACTGCGGGTGTCCTTTGAGACCCGCGACTACTGCGTCAATCACTTCGTCAATGTTGGGGGGGGGTGTGTCGGTCATCGCTTTGCCTCTTCGGCGGCGCGGATGGCGGCGATGGCTTCGTGGTGTCGGCGGGCGAAGTCTCGGCCGTAGGCGTCCCACTTGGCGCGGATGGCTTCGATGGTCACCGGTGTCACCACTGCGACCGTCTCGCTGATCTCGACGACCACTTCGGCGGCTGGGGCTTCGACCACTTCGGCGGCTGGGGCTTCGACCACTTCGGCCACTTCGGCAGTCTCGAAGGTGTTCTCAATGATTTCCACACGGTCCTTTGACGTTGGCTGCCAGTATCCCCAGCACTGTGGCTCGTCGGTGTAGGTGTACTTGATAACGTTGCCCTTGATGGTGATGCTCTTGATCGCTCCGCCAATCCAGTAGTTCAGCTTCTTGATTGCGATTTTGATTGCGCGCTCGCTGTTGGTCTTGATGGTGATGGTCTCGAACCCGTTGCTGATTGTCATGTACTGCTTGCTCATCGTCGTTCCCTTTCGTCGTTCGGTTGACTCTCTCGTTCAACCTCATGTACACATTGTAGCACTAGTGATATTACTTGTCAACACATCCAACCTGATAATTACCTGATATTTTCATGACAGAAAGATTACAGCCAAAATCGTGGTATACTGCTCGTGGTGAATCTTCGGTTTTGAGTTCCTTTCGACGGAGACGCACTAAATAACGGCATCGACCCCCTGCGTAGTCTGGCCAACTACGTGGGGGGTCGGTGTATACACGAACACCGCCGTGTGCGCTCGGCGGTGTCCATGCGGAGTGTCTCAGATGTCCAGCTGTAGTATACCCTAGGTGACCACGCTGGTCAACTGTGCGATGTGCAGGAATGGACTCTCAGTGAGCGTGTTCTCCGCTGCCTGATTCAGCGTCGTATTCGCCGACGGCAGCAGACGGATTTGAATGACATCGCCAGTGGCATGATAGCGCATGGTCGTGCCCGTGTGATACGTGGTGGCCACAAAGGTGTTAGCGAAGTACCCCAGCGCCGTGCCGTTGACTGTGACCTGTATCGGCATCGTCACACTCGCTGCGGTGGCGAGACGCACCTGGATGAGGTAGTAGCCCGCGGTCGGTATCGTAATATCCGTGGTTGACCACGTAATGCCCTGACCGCGCGTCTGTGTCTGCCATGTGATGAGCGTGCCCGTCGTCGCAATCGCCAGCGTCGCCGACCGCGTCAACGTGATCGCCGCCGCGGGGCGCTCTTGGCGTGTCAAGTCACCGACCGCCTGTGCGGTGCGGGTGATGCTAGTTAGGACTGAGTCCGACATTGATGCTCTCCGCTCCCTCAGTGCTGACACTGAGCTCAATCGACGATACCTTGCGGGTCACAGTGGCTGACCCCGTGTACACGCTGACGAGGTCACCGAAGAAGTACTCTCGGCCATAACGCAGCGCATCGCTTTGCAGGACCGACGCCGCCACCGTGGTGCGCTGGCGCTCGTACTGCGTGATAAGCGCCGTGCCGACCTGCTGGTATTCCGCCGTCGTCTTCTGATTGCGGGCATCGACGTAGCCTTCACGCAGGTCAAGCCCTGTCGGTAACGTTGCTGGCCGAGTCACGATGGCGCGGGCACTGCCCTCGCCCTGCCCTGCGACGATGACGGCGGTGACGTCGTCGATGCGTGCGGTGCGGACAACGAGCTTGCCAATGGTGCCAGTGGCCACACTGAAAATCACCGATGCCGTGCGGTCGGTGCCAAGTTGCCCCGTGTACCAGTTGAACGCCCACGTCGCAGGAGCGGTGTACACCACGGTGAAATCACCGCCCGCACCCAGCTGCACCCGTTGCATTGCTACGAGCAGATTGAGCTGGGCAACGCTGATTGACTGCGACGTACCCGCACCGCCTGACGTCGCCGCCGATGCACCAGTGAGGCGCCCATCGAGGAATCGCCCATTCGCCGTGGTGGCCGATGTCGAAACATTGAAGTTCCACAGTGTTTTCAGAATCGTTTCGCTGGGTTGCGCCGTGAACTGCGTGCGATTGGCGACGCCGGCGTAGTACGCCACCTGGCGATCAGCGAGCAGCGCATTCCACCCCACCGCAACGACTTGGTAGATAGTCTGGTCGGTGATGGTCTGCGTGATGTCACGGATAACGCCGGCGAACTCACGGTATGAGGCGATGCCCGCCGCCGTGTCACTGCGGTACACCTCGATGATGGCGCCGTAGCTGATGTACTGCGCACTGGGCGACGTGCCACCCAGTGACAGCGTCAGCCCATCGATGCCGTTGACGATGCGCTGAATCTTCAGGGCGAGGTAGTCCACGACGGTGGCTTGCAGTGTCCCCGTCGAGGTGTAGACCTGGACAACGTACTGCGGTGCCATGTTAGAGTCTCACAAGTTTCAAGATGGCATTAAGTACGGTGCGTGAACCACCCGATGTTTGATACGCCTGCGCCTTGACCGTCGCTCCTGCGCCGAGGAAAATCGACCCTGTCGTCACCTGTGCGGCGTTTCCGACAAGTGCCGCCGATGCCTGCTGCCATGATCCGTCCATCGTATAGGTCACGCCAGTGGCGACGATGTCTAGGCGCCGATTGCCCGTGGTGTTGGCGTCCCACGTGCACCGTGCTTCGACGTGATAGACGCCTGCCAGTGCGACAGTCATCACGCCCGTCGATGTATTGACTGAGATGATGCCTTCACCAGACGTCGCACTGATGCCATAGCCTGTGATGTCCACGCTGGTGACATTGGCCACCGTGACAGGTGATGGCGAGTCGAGAACAGCATAGACCTGCGACGGCACCTGCAGCGAGGTGCTATATGGGTATGCTGGCGTTATCGACGAGATGACTCCCGCAGCGACGACGACGGTGCCGAGCGTGATGACCTGCGATGCACCGACCGACCCTGTAATCGTGGTGACCTGCGCTGCCGTTGCAATCGCTGCCCGCACCGTCGATGCCGCAATCGTGGTGCCCCCAGCGCCGGTCTGTGTCACCGCCACCGTGCCCGCCGTCGAGTTGGCCACAACAATCACGCTGTAGGTGCCAGTGAGTCCCGAGGTCGAAATCGTGACACTGCCGTTGGTCTCGTAGGTGTACCCGTTGATGATGATTGCGCCATCAGCGATGGTCAGCGTCGATGTCGTCGTGCCACTCATCGCCATGTATGAGCCGAACAGCGTGATGCCCGTGCCGTCGCTTTTCTGTGCGTTGGCACGCCAGCGAGTAGAATCGTAGCCACCTGCGGGACCGTCTCCGGTGCCCGACGTTGCCCATCCTAAGGATCGTTCAGTTGATGCCATTTGAGCCTCCTATATGCCAATGTATCGAGTGTAGTACGTGAGTGATACTTCCGCCGGTGACGAGGATGACGATGAGGTGATGGTGATGGAGTTGACGCCACCCGTCGCCGTCGGTGCTGGCACAATCGCCCATGTGGCCAAGTTTGACCCCGCCGTCACGTCTTGGATGCGATTCACTCCCGCCGTGGTCCTCACCGTCTTGTAGCCATAGCGCAGGTCGATGATGTACGTCGTACCCGCACCGATTGCCACGGCGCCCAATGAGATGACATCGCCCGTCGTGTTGTTGGTGATGCTCAGCCCAGTAATGGGACCGATGGCAGTGATGATGGGGTAGCTCAGCCACGTGCCATCGTAGGACACCGTGGTCGTCGAGTTAATCGACGCCGTACCCATGGTCAGCGGTATGGCCATCGGGATGGCGAAGGCGGTGCCCGCAATCGACGGTGTCAGCGTGATAACCTGCGGTGTCGGGTCGTACCACGTCGGGTCGGCGGCTCGCAGTTGCACCACGGCACGCACGCTGTAGCCCTGCTTGACATCGATGTCCATCGTCAGGCCACCGAGCACCTCGACATCGATACTGCGTACGAATGAGTCCACCGTCACGGTCAGTGTGCCGACGATGTTGGACGGTGTGAAAATCTGCATCAGCTTTGCCCGCACGGCGTAGTGCTCTGCGATGGTCGTCGCATCGACGAAGAGGGGCACTTGCAGCACCCGTGGGTCGAGGCGAAAATCGATGTCACTGTCACCCTGCTGCAGTGGTCCACGCTGGGTGATGCGGTGCATCGGCGCCATGCCAAAACCCTGGTCACCCAAGTAGTTGATGGTCATGCCCGTGGTGGCGTCGTAGCCTGACAGCGTGTACGTCGTGCCACCAACGGAGTAGGTCAGTGAGTATGCCACTTAGACACCCCCTGCGAGTAGCTGCATCGTGCGCACATCGGTCATGATGTCAGACTGGCTTTGTGCGGTTGCGTAGTTGGCGGTCAAGTAGAAATTCTGCACGGTCTGCTGGGTTGCCGCCGTCGCCGCTCCGATGGTGCCACCCAGTGCGCCAGCGATGGACGGCGACGATGCGACGATGCCCGCCGCGATGCCTTGGCCAATGGGCTGTCCGATGGCATCGGCGAAGAGCTTTGACGGTGAGGCGATGCCCAGCAAATTCTTCAGCCACGTGATGGCACCGCCAACGACGGAGCCAAAGGCGTCTTTGAGTTTCTGCGACATTTCATTGACGCCGTCGATGACCCCGTGCATGATGTCCTTGCCCATCTGCTTTGCCTTGTCAATGACCGTCGTGATGCTCGTCGTGATTTTTGTGATGGTGTCGTCCCACCACTTTTGTATGTCCCTGCTTAGCTGGCCAGAGAATACGTAGTTAATCGTGTTGTAGAGTGACATGAAATTCTCGACCAGGCTTTTGACATAGTTTACAAAAATCGGAAAGACGACTTGGATGATGGGCACCAATACCTGCACTAATACCCCGACCACGTTAAGAATGGCTTTGACGATATTGCCGAGGATTTCGCCGATTGGCGCCATGGCAGTACTCTGCTCCTCGATGCCGCCAAAGGCGTCTTCAAGCACAGCGCCGAGGGGTTCAAGCTGTGTCCACGCCTCCTCGAAAACGGCGACGAGTTGATTCCATACGGGCTCGACGATTCCCCAGAAGACGTCAATCTGCGTGGTAATGGCGCCGAGTACTTCGTAGAAGACGGCACGCAGTGTCTGGAATGTAGTCATCACCGTTTCGATGGCAGTACTAATCGATGCAAAGATTCCGTCCCAGTCTACGCTGGTGATGGCGTTGGAGATGGTCTCGAAGATGGTCTCGAAGAGGCTCATCAGCCCGACCCAGTCCACCGATGCCAGCCACGTCGTAAACGCCGTCGCCATCTTTTCGACCGCTGGCACGACGTAGGCAATAGCGAAGCGCCCAAGCTCGGAGAGGATGGGCAGCAGCGCTTCGCCGATGCCTTGCTTGACATCGTTGAACTGCTCTTCGAGTACCTTCATGCGCCCTGCATAGGTATCGACCGCCGCCGCCGCACTGCCACCGAATTGACTATTGAGTTCACCGAGGATAAGCTCTTGTGCCCCTGCGACGTCGCCCATGGCGACCATCTCCTCGATCATCGCCTTTTGGTCTTCGGTGAACTGCACACCGACACGGGACAATGCACTGATTCCGCCGATGGGGTCATTGAGTGCTTTGCCGATCTGCACCGTCGCCGACTGTAAATCCATGCCCATCGCTTGGGACATATCCAAAATCGCCGACGTGGCGTCCTCGAATTGCACGCCCTTAATTTCTTTGAATGTGGCCAGTACATTGGTGGCGCCGAGGATGGCGTCATCGCTGAACAGCGACATGCCACTGGCGGCACTGAGGTCACTGGCTAAGCCAGCCATCTCCTCGGCGGTGAAGCCCGCTGCGGCGCCTGTGGATTCCACGACGGCTTGGGTCTGGGCAAAGACGTTCTGGAACTCCGTCGCCTCTTTGATGCTGTCGCCGATGACGTTTCCAATCATCGACAGCCCCGTGCCGACCGCGTTGATGGCGGCTTCGCCGATGCGACGCATCGCACCGGTGGCAATTTCGCCGAGGATGTCGAAGCCTTTGCCGGCGGTCTTGGCCGTAGACTCCAGACCGCCGACGGCTTTCGATGCTTGGTCGGCGGCGGACTCGACGCTCGACGCATCGCCAGTAAATCGAATGATTACGGTCTCTTCAGCCACGATTCCTTCGCTTTCTCACATCCGCCTCGACCTGCATCATCGTGAGTGCCTGCTGGCAGATGTGCCACGGCGGCAGCTGTGACGGCGGACAGTGATACACATCACGACACAAAATGAGTTCGATGTATTCCAGTGGTGCAGGCGATGACGTCCAGAGATGCGCCATCGTCTGCGCCTTTAGTTTCCCAGTGAGGCGTCGGCGCCGAGGCGCTTCGACAGCTCCTGCATGATGATACGCAGGTGACGTGCGGGCAAGTCTTCGAGGTCTCGACCATCGTCAACGATGACGCACTTGCGCAGAATCGGCATAGCCAATTCAATATCGCCCCCGATTTTCTGCAATGCAATCATATCGCGAATGGTGACCTTGTCGGCATCAATGGTGTACATGATCGATCCTTCAGGCATCTTCGGCATCATGGCTTGGCGGAGGCGATGCCGTGACCTCCGCCCTGCCCTCTGAACTACGTGACGCTGGTGTAGGTAATGCCAGGCGCACGCACGGTGAAGCTGACCATGATTGGTCCAGCGCTTGAAGCGTCGATGGGTGGGTAGTCGATGGATGTGATGTAACCCACCGTCTTTGTCTCGTAGGTGTCGGCACCGCTCGCAGCGCCAAGGGGTACCCACTTGACCTGTGTAGCCGTGCGAGCCTCAAAGATGGCGCGAGCGAGTTGCCACGCTTCCGATGCGGTCTCGGTGTAGACGATGTTGACCGTCACTTCGACGGGTTCGTACTTGCCGATGGTGGTGATAGCGAAGTTGCCGTCGAAGGTATATGCCTCGCCCGTCGTTACGGTCGCAGTGACGGCATCAACGCTTTGCGATGACCCACTGATGTCTACATATGCGGCACCGCTGTAGATGCTCACTGTAGAGGCGGCGCCATTGACGGCGCCAGTTGTCTGTGGCATTGGTTAGTCTCCTATTCGATGATTTCCGATATGGTCAATGTCGCCGTCACTGCGTCATAGTACGACCCCGACGCCTGTGGCCACTCCAGCACCGACGACCGCAGCTGGCACCGTGTCAACGTCCACCGATTCGCCACCAAGGTGCGCACCGCATCGTGGTACGCTGCGAGGTAGCCTTGGAGGTCGGGTTGAATGTCCTTCAGTCCTAGCCCCATGCCCGCTTTGCGTATGAGTGCGATGTCGGTGATGGTCCACTCCGTCGTCATGACGTGGCCAGAACCGAAGGTCTGCACTTTGGTCATCGACGATGAGAAGCCGATGGCATTGATGACGCGGCACGGCACATTGGCGATGTCGAAGTGGTTGCGCATCTCGTCGCCGACGTGGACATCATAGGGGTACCCCGTGATGGTCATGCCAGCGATGGCGGTGACGATGGTGGCGAGTTGACTGCCCACTATGACCTCCGCCGATACGGTCGCAGTAACTCCAGGACGTCCGAGGGAATCCGTGGCGCCGACAACACGACGCCGTCGGCGGACACGATGGGGCGGTCACTGTCTGGCGTGCCGTCACGCTGACGATACAGATATGCCCCGATGCGGAGCGCCGCCTGTACGATGTCCGCCGGCGGTGTGGCACTATACGACCACTTCGCCGTAATGCTGACGGACTCCTCGATGGTCGTCGTGTACGTCCATGTCTTGTTCGCACTGCTCTTGATGCGGATGGCGTACTTCGGCGTGATGTTCTGTGGCAACAACACGACGTCCGATGTCGATATGGTCACACCGTCGCCGTTGGTAATGCTGGTGAGTTCATAGAACTCATGCAGCCCAAGGGACAGCGTGTACATATCGTAGAGGTCGCCGCCGTCGAGGTACGACACTGGCGTGAACTTCTTCACCGTCCCTGCACCTGACCACTCGAAGACGCGATGCGTGAACTCTTCGATAACATGCTGGGCACGGTCTGCAAATAGTGCCAGCTGAGTGTCATCGGAGTTGCCGTTGATCTTCATGTAGTTTTTGAGGTCGGTTGCGGTGATGTACGCCATTATGACACCTTCCTCGGCTTCGGCTTTTCGGCTTTGATTTCCTCGAGGGCAACGGCACTGCCTTGCTCGATGAGAATCTGCGCATCGGCGGCGCTGCACTCGTAGATATCGCCAGGCTCGTACACGGTGTGCACATTGCCGTCACTGTGGACAAGACGATGAATCAGTTGGATTTCCATGTGGCATCTCCTCGTTAGGGGCGGCGATTTGCATCGCCGCCCCCATGGTCATTCCTTAGGCGTGTGTACCGACGGCGAAGGCTTCGGGCTGGGTCACGTCGCCACCGTAGCGCCATGACGCCACGATGTACGTGATGCCTGTGCGCACGTCACGCCAGCGGTCAATTTGCACGCCGCTGGTGCGCTCACAGAAGGCGTAGTAGGCGAAGTTCCCGAAGTAGCTCGACTTTGCAGTCGTGGCGATGGCCGCAACGCTCTCACTGAGTGCCACGTTCCAGCCTTCGATTTTGCGCTGGCCGTTTTCAATGCTGGTCAACGGATGGTAGTTGGTCAGGTCCAACGTGCGGATGGCGCCCCAGGTGGCGTTGCGCATGATCCAGCCCGTTTCGCCGTTTTGCAAGTAGTTGCCATTGACGGCGGTGCTAAGTGCGACGACCTGTGCGTTGGTGTATGCGGTGGCGCTCAATGTCACGCTGTTGGTCACGCGAGTGACCAAGCCGAAGGGCTGACCGCTGCCAGTGCCGAGGATGATGTAGCTGTTCGCTGACACGGCCATGGCGCGCGCGATTTCCACTTGGAGGAACTGCTCGAGGTTGCTCGATGTGTCGCTGAGCAACTCATCGGACAATGCGAATTCGAGGGTGTCTTTGTACAGCTGGATGGTCTTCGAGTTGGCGAAGTTTGGCTCGCTGGCGGTGGCGGTGACACCTTCGCCGACAATCCCTGGGGTCGCCTTCGTGCTCTGTGCGGGCATGATGTGCTTCCATGACTCAGTCGTCACCCGTGTGAAGGCGAACTGGCCAAGGAGTGACATGTCGTCACGGCGTGCCACGATGTCACGGTTGACCGTAGTCGGCACCGTGAAACCACCGTTGTTGTTGGTGCCTTCGGTCATGGTCTTGAATGCCACGGCTGAGGCGTTGCGAAGGATGCGCATGGAGTCATCGGTGGCGGTGCCACGGATCAGGCTCTTGTAGGCACGCTCGTAGTCACGTGAGGCGAAGGGGTCTTCGTCGTTATCGAC